CTACGGCCTCGGCGTCGGAGCGTCCTTCTCGAGCAGCCTCACCGCGCGATCGATCTGCATGGACACGTTCTGAAGCGTGACCTCCATGCGTGTCAGCCTGTCCTTCATCTCGCCACTCTGGATTTCAAGGCGTTCGATACGGGTGGTGTTCGCTGCGGTGGCCAGCCTGTTGGCCTCGATGTCGGAGCGGAAGTTTGCCCAGCCGAAGATGATAGACGCCAGCAACGTGCCAATGACGATCAGGTTGCCCAGGCTCATCTTCATGTCGATATCCATGCCGAAGTGCTTTTGGTCGCTCATGGCTTCCTCCCGCACAGTTCCTCGCGTGTCTTCAGAATGGTGAGATGCCGGGCTGCTTCCTCGGCGTTCATCGCGTCATAGACCTGTTGCCGATAGCGGAGGTCAGGACCGAGGCAGATGCTGCCACGCGGCACAGTGCAGGCCGTGGCGCCGGCCAGGACGACGATCAGCAGCATAATCTTGACGACGATGTCGAACAGATAGCCGTCTCCGATCCGGCGCGTTCCCGCGACGGTTACAGTGTCTGTGAATTGCATGGTATTGTGCTTTCCGAGAGGTGCGGATGGACGAACCAATTAACAAGCGTCGTCGGCTGAACGTGGAAGAAAAGCGCGCCCTAAAGGCAGCTACCGTGCAGACATTTGCGCAACTGTACGGTCGAAAAGCCCATAGAGGCCAAGAGCCAAATGATCGGCGCTACGACCGTGAGATCGAAGCTCGCCTGAAGCAGACAAAACCCGAAGAACTTGACCGCCTCTTACGTGGCGATGAGGACTAGCTATCAATCCTGCTTCACTTCCTCGAGCGCTTCCGGCCCCGGCACGATTCGACGCTTCATGCCCGTGTCCTCTTGGCGAGTTCGGCACGCACTTGGTCGGTCGACATCGACCGGACGTCAGACTGGACCTCGTCGGAGATGTCCCTCGCCTTCTGCTCGGCCCTGGCCTGCTTGTCGCGCTCGAGGCGGGCGCCGCGGCTGTTGCCTTTCAGGAAGGCGACCAGCGCAGCCAGGACGCCGCCCATGATCGCCAGAAGCGTCGGATTGGAGAGGAGGAAGCCAAGGATTGTCATCTCACTGATCCGCCGATTGGTTGGGAACCTGATAGACACCGCCGGCCACAAGAGCACCGACGATCAGATCGCGGACAATCGCGTCCAGACCGGGAATGTCGACCTCGAAGTGCCGTAGGCCGATGAGCGCACCGATACCGAACAGTGCGACGAAGAATTTCGAATACTTGCGCATGGTCAGTGTTCCTTTCGGCGGGAGAAGAGCGCAGCGAGCGCCTTACCGATGAGTTGCAGGAAGAAGGCCAGGCCCTTGGCGGGTTCGGCGGGATGCGGCTTCTGCGCGGGTGGCTGCGCGCTGGCCGGCGCAGGCGCGCGGGCTGGGGACGATGGCTCCTTGATGTCCACCGGTGCAGGAGCCGCCATCTTCAGAGCATCCGCCCGCACGCCTGACAAACGCGCCGTCCAGCCTTTGCCGAAGGTCGGCCAGGTCTTCAGGCCGCGGAGGAACTTCATGCGCTTGTCGCACAGGTCGTTGATGACGGTGGCGCGCATCATCGCTTTGGTCGCGGCAACGGTGGCTGGCCCGATCCTGCCGTCCTGGACAACACCGATGACGCCCTGCAGGTACTTGGCCGCCCTGCCCGGTCCGCTGTTCACGGCGAAGTCAAACACGGCATAGTCGACGCCATCGGGGAGTTCGGCTCCATGCACCGCGTCCCAATAGAATCGCCGGTAGACAGAGGCCAGCTGCGCGTCGGTAATCCGGCGCAGATCGTCCTTGGTCGCGTCCGCCTTCACGTAGCGGCGGAAATTCGCCAGCGTCACGCCCTTCATGGTGGCGCCGCCGGGATCGGCCGGATGATCCGACCAGCCGCCCTCATGCTTCAGGACGAGCGTTAGCGCCCGCTGGAAATTGCGGTCCATCAGGAAACACTCCGAAAGGGGTTCATTCCCGCTGGATGCGGGTCAGGTGCGCGAATTCGAAGACGGTTGAAATGCACTTCGGATCGTCTAAAGCTGCCTAGGCAATCCTTCCGGGGCATCTATGCGACTAAGCAATCTGATCAGATCAGCGTTCCCGCCTGCGTTCATTCGCGGCCAGGGTGACCGCAAAAGTCGTTCGCAACTCCAGCAAGACCTTTGGGCGCTGTCGGAAACTGGCAACAAGACGGACGGTTTCTTTGTCGAGGTCGGCGCTTACGACGGCGTTACCCATTCCAATACCTACCTGCTCGAGCAAGTCGGCTGGGCGGGTATCCTAGCGGAGCCAAACCCTGCCGCGGAACAGAGCATCGTTACACGAAGGAAGGCCCCGCTTTGCAGCCAGCCAGTCGGCAAGGTGTCAGGGGTCGAAGTGGACATGCTCTTTGTCCCCGACCACCCCGAGCTTTCCACCATGCAGCAATTCGCGGGCGGCGACCGCCATGCCTCCCGCCGTGCGGACCATACCAAGGTCACCCAAACGACGATCAGCCTGAACGACTTATTAGCCCGCTACGACGCGCCCAAAAAGATCGATTTCATCAGCATAGATACCGAAGGCAGCGAGCCGGAGATTCTTGAGGGTTTCGACTTCGGCAGATACGACGTCCGTCTCTTCGCCATCGAGCACAACTACACGCAGGCAGAGAAACAGATTGATCGGTTGATGAAGTTACGCGGATATGAGCGGGTTCATCGCCTGTGGTCGCGTTGGGACGCTTGGTACCGGAAGCGTTAAGCGGGCCATTTGATCTGCGGTAGTTCTGCTAAGAAATCCGAGATCGATGGTTGCGGACGCAGTCCCGTCGTCACCCTCTCAAGCTCGGCATAGACATATGCCCAGACACAATCGCGCCAAGCGACAAAGGCGGCGGCCTCCGCAGCCCATGCGGCATTGGTGCTCCCCACATATGTCGCGAGGGACACCGCGCTGTCGTACCGACGGTCCTGCGCTCGCGCATCAATCAGCCGTTCAATTGCCGCCTTGTAATCATCCAAGGTAGGCAGCGGTGCCGGTCGGATCGTGATGACGCTCATTCTCCTGCCTCCTGTTCGGCAAACCAAGCGTCAGGGCCAATCCCGTGACCATCTGGGTTCGTGAAATCTGCCGACCAGAGACCACGCTCAGTCCTGTCGTCAGGAACATCGGTCGCTTCGATGATGCGGTAGGGCACGCCGGCAGGAACATCCTTGCGGGCAATCTCTTCGATTGGAATGCCGCTTTTCCCAGCAGGGATCATGACACAGACCCCACCATCACCTGACGGGAAAATGATACGTTTGTTCATGGGTCAGTCTCCCATTACAATGATGCCGACATATGCGGTGTCGACGCCACCCACGTTTGATTCACCAACCACAATGGCTATGGCCGACGTCGTCTTAGTACCACCGCTGTAGTTGACATCCCTGAGGTTGCCGCTGGCCATACCGACAGCCGCATAATTGGCGTTGGCCAACGCTGACGCGAAGTTGACGGTGTAGTTACCGACGCCGTTGTCTGTAATTGAGGACACGTTGAAGCTGTCATTGATGGCGACAGTGCCAGTACCGTTGAAGCTTACCCAGGCCTTGGCCACGCCTTGATGACTTGCGATGGGGGCAGCCCACTCTGGCGCAGTCGCGCCAGAATTCATCTGAAGCACCTGCGCCGCAGTGCCTTTGGCAAGCCTTGCCTTGACCTTTGCAGCAGTGAAGTACTCGATGTCGCCGGCTGCCGTGCTCGCTGGGATGGGAACGAAAAGCTGGGTTGCAGCGCCGTCGCCGATTGCAAGTACGTTGTCATCGGTGTCCCACTCGACACCGCCCTCTGCGGTGGGGGTCGCAGTGCCCCCCTGCTTCAGTGTGAGCGTAGGTTGAACGAGTGTGTTGACCGTGAGTCCGCCTGTCGAGCGCTGATACCCAACACAGACCCAATTGCCTGCCCCCTTCGACCGGAAAGTGGCAGTGTCGCCGGCCGCGGTGGTGATATTGGCACCGCCCGGCAGAATGAGGCTGGTCGCATTGTGGGTGAGCGTCAGCGCACCGGCAAAGATCAGCGTCCGGATCGCGCCAGAGTTGACCGTGCCGAGCGCGGTAATCGGCGTGGTGCCAGTGACGTTGACGACAACACCCGTCGCGTTGGCCAGGTTGAGCGTCGCCGCCGAGGCCATGTCGGCGCCAGTCGTGTTAAGCCCGTCATTGCCGCCGACGGCGGTATTCGAACCAGTACCGCCAGCAGTTATTGGCCGAGCGGCGTTCAAGTCCGCCAGCAAATCGGCGAGGAACGCATTGTAGCGGGTGCTCGAAACCGTCGTATTCGGGACGCCCTGGGTGTTGGGCGGCCACGACATTATACCTGAGCCGTTACGGGGCATCGGCAGTACTCCATGTGGGAAAGCCGCTCCAAAGGCGGCCTATTGTCGAAACGGCGGAGTGGGATTACTTTCCGGCGCATGAGCTACCGGACCACAGCTCAGTTGATCGCTGCAGCCGTCACCATCGGTGTGATGGTGGCGTTCGGCATTGGCTTCGACCGGTTCCTAGGCGCCATGAGCGACGATTTCATTTATGGCGCAGCCTTCGGCGGCTCGTTTGTCGGTCTACTGCTGTACCTGGCGTGGCGCGAAGACCGCTCAGCGGCCGACGCCGCCAACCGTGGTCAGCAGCAAGGCCCGCGAAACTCGATCGATCTGTGACGGGTCGAGGCTCGAGCCTTTCGCCGCCTTCAGCAGAGCATCGACCACCTCGGCATTGTTGCTCGTCAGCGTTTCGGCCATCTGCTTGCGCGCTGCTTCGGTCTTCACGCCCTGCAACGCCTCGACGACCTTTTCGACGCCCTTGATGGCTGTTGCCCGTGTTGCACCACCGACACCGCCAGCTTTGAAACTGTCGACAACACCGAAATCGCCGCCAGTTTGGCCTGTCAGGTCGTTGATCGCCTCACGGCGCGCCAAGCTCTCGCTGTTGCGCGTGATGATGCTTGAGGTGTCCGCAAAGGCCCGTTCATTGTCGAGCAGCCGAATGATCCTGTCGGCGCGGTCGCTGCCGAACAGTGTCGCGAGACGGTCGCGGTTCCAATCGCCCTCACCTTTGATGAGCCGCTGAAGCGCAACACGGTCATTGGCATTCGTGCCGATGATCCGCTCAATCTCAGCCCGCGCCCCTTCGCGCAATCGCACTGGCACCGCCGAGGGACCGATCTGCTCGCCTTGGGGCAACGCACCTTGTCTGTATTCATCCGCCAGTTCGACTGGTCGAGGGGCTTCGCGGCCATTGGCAAGGACGGTCTGGCCGCGCTGCACCGCCGTATTCTGACGGGCCAGTTCGGCATATTGAGCGTCGACCTCCTTGATTCCCGCCACCGAAGCGCGAAGCTGGTCGTCCACCGCCTGGCGGGCAGTCGTTAGGGCGTTGCGTGCGTTCGTCTCTTGAACCGTCTCCAACATGCCGTCGATGGCCTTGCGGGTTTCCAGCAGGGTCACGGGATTGGTCTCAAGCTCTTCGGTCCCGACACGATTAAGCATTGTGCGGACCCGCTGCAGGCCGCGCTGGGCATCACCGCGCAGCGTCTGGATTTCGCGGTCCAGATATTGCGCGATTGGCCTTGTGTCGACCGGCTCAGCATTCTGGAACACTTCGCGATATCGCGGCGACAAGTGCCCCTGGTTGACCTCGATGTCGGCCGTGACCCGGCGCGGGACCGGGGCCGGCCCAAGCTGGGAATTGACCTCGTCGATGATGCGGCGGTTCGCAGCGGCATCGCGCGCGCCAATTGCACCGCGAACGATCTGCTGGCCTTTGCCCGGCATGGCTGCGAGTGCTGCGGCCTGGTGTTTGAGGTTTGGCCCCAGATCCAGAACCATGCCGTCAGGGCCCAGCTCCTGAAGACGGGCGTTTACAGTCGCCGCGTCGAGCCCGTCACGCTCCATGCCTTTGGCCAGGAGGTTGAATGCCTGCTTGTCGACGCCGGTTGCTTTGGCGAGGCGACCCGTCAGAAGCGCGTCAGCTACCTTCTTTACGCCCTTGCCGACCCACGGGGCAACATAGGTGCCGGCTCCTGCAGTTCCGGCGCCCCAAAAGCCGCCTTCAATTGTGTCCCGCAAATCCCCACCCGAGCGAACGAACGCATCGGAACTTCCGAGGCCACCACCTCCAAGCATAGCGCCACCGACCTTGCCGAAGCGGGTCGCCTGCGTGACGCCGAAGGCGCTCGGTGCTGCTGCAATCATGGGGACCGTGCCAACGACCGCGCCGGTAACCTGCGAGGCAGTGTCCAGCTTCGGGTTCATCGACTTTTCAGCCTCTGTCCCGGCCTGGATGGTCTGCAAGACCTCGTCGTAATCCTTGTCAGAGAACTGCGCCAAGGTGGCCGCGGCGGCACGATCAACGCCGCCGCGGATCAGCGGGCCGACGACCGGGATGCCTTCCAGCACGCCGCCCGACGCCGTCCGTACCTTGCTCAGGGCGTCGTCGCCCTCAATCACGCCGGTCTGACGGTTATAGCCAGGGATGCCGCCCGGGACGTTCGCCGGGTCGAACTCGAAATGCTGCGGCTGGCCGCCGGGCCGAGGGGCCCCGGGTTCGACCATTTGCCCGAGCGCACCGACAGCGGCATTCTCGTCGGGCGCATCGATCTCGTAGGTTTTGCCGTCCGGGCCTTGGATCTCGAAAACAGGCATTACTGTTTCACCCTGATTTTGACGCCGTTGCCCATGTCTTTCCAGCCGCCTCCATCACCCGGAGGCGGCGCGCCAGGCGTCTGCCGTTCAACAGAGGCGTCGACAGAGGTCTTGATGTTGGCGAGCATGCGCTTGAGTTCTTCCACGCTGTTCTTCGCCCGCGCGCCGGCCCCGCCCGTCACTCCGGTCCATATCTGATCGGGCAGATTGGCAATGCCGCCCTCTTTCAGGGGATCGACAACCGGGTCATAGATCATCCGTTCCATGAGCGAGAGATCAGGCCCGTTGAGCACGCCGAGGTTAAACAGCTCCTTCATCTGAAGCATGATGCCCTGGCGAACCGTGTTCAGGTTGTCCTTGGCCTCGCCAGGCTTCACCTGAATACCGGATTTGTCGACAAGCTCCGCGTAACGGTCCAATTCACTCGTGATCGTCGAAAAGGCCTGGTCGACGCTCGAAGACCGATTGCGCTGGGCTTCCGTCGGCTTCTGCGCCTTCGGGCTGGTGATCGGGATCATGCCAGGGCGCTGGCCCTCGACCGGTGCACTGATCGGCGCAGGGGTCGGGGCGGGCGTCGGGCTGACAGGCGCTGCCGGAACAGGAGCCGGGGAAGGTGCAGGCGTCGGCGCTGGCACAGGAGCGGGTGCGCCTTGCGGTGTGACCGGCATTGCAGGACCACCCGCAGCCGCCTGTCCAAATACGCCCTGTGGCGTCATGAACATGACGGACCCGTCTGCGGGATTGGTGATGGTCTTGCCGGCGCCGAGCTGCTGTGCCTGTTCCGGGGTCAGAGCGCCGCTGTCCATGAGGCCGTTGAGCGATTGTGCTTCGACCGAATTGCCCTCAAACCGGAATTTGCCATCTGACGGCTTGCCTACATGCTTGGTTTCGCCCGTGGCCGGATCGAACAACGTGCCGTCGTCGAGTTTCTGCCACTGCTTTTGGGGCGTCCCTAGCTCCTTCTGGAGCTTCTGAAGCTGAAGCTGCCGGATAGGGTCGTTCGATTGCATCTTCTGCTCGAGCATTGTGTTGACCATGGCGCGCTGCTGCTCGCTCAACCAAGGATCGGCCGCGGCCTGCATGAGCTGCTGGACGGTCGGGCCAGCCTCGCCAGGCTGAAGCGGCGCATGTCCGGGCATGTCGCTATCAATGGCCGTGCCGCGATAGGCTTCCGCGCCCATTGCCTGAGCAACGCGCTGGGTGGCCGGGCTGGCCGCCTGTGCCGCCGGCTGATCGCCATTGGCCTTGGCCAACGCCCCAGTGACTTTCGAAAGCGGCTGCACTGCGCCGCCTATGAGCGCGCTGTCCATCATTGCCGCCGTGACGCGCTGAGACGGTGAGGGTGTGACTTTTGCCACTGGCTGAGGAACTGCGGGCTTCGGCGGGGCTCCAGGTGCCGTCGGCGCGTTCATTCGGGCCCAAGCCGCAGGCGACAGGCCGGTTTTGGCGTATTCCTCCGGCATCGGCGGCACCTGTGTGGCCTGCGCGACGCCAGCCGACGGGTCGAGAGATGCGACCTGAACAGGCTGTTCCTGTTGGGCCGCCTGCTGAGCCTGAGCGGGCGAAGCACCTGCATTGAGTGCGCGCTGATAGGTCGACACAAACCTGTCGGTGTTCGTGCCCTGCTCGATGCCGCCCGGCAGGCTCGTCCAGACCGGATTGAGCACCTTTCCCACGCTGGCGATTGCTGCCGGATCGCCTGACTGCAGAACAGCATCCAGATCCTGACCCGTCTTGGCCTTGTAGGTTTCGGCTGCGAGGTTCCAAGCCGCCTTGTCCTGATTGATAGGCGAGAAGTCGCCCAGACCAAGCTTGCCGGCCTGATCCTGCCATGTCGAGCCGAGGAACTGATATTTGCCGGCGGCGGACGAGGTGCGGCCGGCGTTGGGTCCGGTCTGGATGCGGACGGCCTGCCCCGGATGCTTGGAGAAGTCGTCGAACTTGCTGCCGCCATAGATCACGTTGTACCGGCCGCCGCTTTCCGGCCCGGCAATCGTGTTCAGCAACGCCTTCTGGTAGGGCTTGGCGTCGGTCCATGCGAGTTCGTCACCATGGAAGTCGACCGGGACCGAAGACGGGTTGGCCTGAGAAGGTGCTTCGGGGAACGTGCCGGCACCGAGCAGCGGGGCCATTGTGGCGGCAGCCTGTTCGCGGCCCGCAACCTCGCCCTTCTCGACGTCAGACATCATCATGCGATAGCCAAGCGCCTCGCCAAGGGCGGTCAGGCCCTCGCCGACGTTCTGAGGCGCGCGCGAGCGACCGCCCAAGGCCTCGGCAACTGCGCGCTTCTTGGCGAGGCTCTGGGGCGTTTCCTTGGAAGCATCGAAGATGAATGAAAGTGCCATGGTTCAGGCCCCCAGCATCAGCGCTTTGCCGTAATCGACGGCCTTGAACCCGCTCGGCGTGGTGATCACAGCGTCCGGGCGCTTCTTCTCGACGTCCTGCGCCATCAGGCCGAGCTGCATCGGACCGCCGGCCTTGTAGCGGTAGGCATAGAGCGGCTGGCCGTCGGTGGTCTTGCCGATCTTCTTGATGTCCGTCTTCAGCCGCTTGTCGGAGAACTTGATCAGGTTTGCCCCAAGGCCGAACAGGCCGCCCAGGACACTGTTCCGCTGGGCCATCTGCTGGTTGTAGGCGTTCATTTTCTGATTGTAGTTCTCGTTGATCAGCCCGGCATTGTCAGTCGTCGGAATGGTCGAGCCGTTGTATCCCTGGGCCTGTGGTGCAGCCACCTGCGAGCCGGAAAGCAGCGCCGTAATTTCGTTGATCGGCTGATTGCGGACGGCCTGGGCTTCGGAAAAAGCCTGGCCGCGACCAGTCAGCAGCAACTGATTGTAAGCATCGTTCGTCGTCTGGCCTTGCTGGGCCATGGCCCGGTCGTACGCCGCGGAACCCTGCATGATGCCCTGGTTCGCTAGACGGGTCTGCAGCGCGTCGTTCTGCTGCGCAATGAGCGGGTCGAGGCGCTTGCGACCCAGTTCCAACAGCCGCGATTCAACCGCCTCGTTGGAGCCGTCGAACGGCTTGGCCATGTACTCATTCAGGAATGACGACTGATTGTTCGCGAGCGTACCGAGGTTCAGTTGTGCCTTGTCGGTCTGATCCTTGATCGCCTGCTGCGCCGCTGAGAGCTGCGTTGTCACAGTCGTTTTCGGGATTGTGTAGGTCTTCCCGGTATAGGGATCGGTGACCTTCTCTTCGCCGGTCTTCGTATAGGTGATCGTGCCGTCAGGCGTGACCTGATTGGCATTGTTCAGCCACGAATTGGCAATTGCGGTCGAGATGTTGGTGCCAGTCGATGCCGCCGAAGTTTCCTTCGGATCTGGAGGCGTCGGCTGCTTGACGGATTTACCCATGGCATTTCCTCGTGAACTTGCTGCTCCGCCACGCGTCGTCAGTCAGCGTGAAGACGTATCCGTCCTCGTTGCGGCCACGCATGCGCGCGATGAGATGCGGGGTGAAGCCAAAGGCCTTGGCGATGCGCACCATGCGCGTGTTTGCCGCCGACACCTGAAGAACCACCATCTGGCAGCCGACTTCGTCGAAGGGGTAGGAGAACATCTTGTGCCGCACTTCGGCGGTCAGCCATCGCGGCGATAGTGAGGCACTGGATATCTGCATGAGGCCAGCGTCGGGCTGCCAGTCGTGAAAGACCATTCCCGCGACCAGCTCGTCCGATTCCTCGTCGACAACACCGATTGCCTTGCAGTTGCCGAAACCGGCCTCACAGCCTGGAATGAGGCCGGCGACGAATGCCGCAACCTGTTCAGTGCACCCGTAGAGCAGCCGCATGTCAGACGACCACGGCACCGACTTCATAGGTGATGTCGATCGCTACCAACTCGGCGTCAGGCGTCGGTGTGACGCCACATGTCACCTGCACCTGCGGTGCCGCAACGAAGCCAGAGCGGCCAATTGAGCCCCAACGGGTCGAAATGCGCTTCTCTGAGCTGCCATCCCATTTCATGACGTCCCACAGACCGCTGTCCCACTCGTCAAACAGGGTGTTGTCAGGCGTCGACGCCGGAGCGGCCGGCAACGAAACCTGATAGTCAGTGGACATCGAGAGTTTCGAGATGAACGCACGGGCAGCGAGGAAGACCGATCGGCCCATATGGACGATCTTGTTCGCCGCCGGCACGCGTAGGTGGTCGAACAGGCCAACATAGGTGCAGACATAGGGGGAGCCGTCGTCGTTGCCGCCGACTTCGCACTGCATGACCTTGCCGTCGGAGGTGCCGAAATAGGCCCAATCGTCATGGATGGCGAGGCAACGGGTATCCCAGCCGGTATAATCGGCCCATGCGCCGGTTTCGAGGTTGACGACGAAACAGAGATTGTCCTGGCCGACGTCGGTAGGCAGGGAGACGATGCCCATATTCATCAGCGGCCATTTCACGATTTCCCAAGGCAACACTGCTGCGCGGCGAGCCACCTCACGGCGCCAGTCGGGTTCGATGTTCCGGCTTACGCTGCTCATGGAGAGCGCAACCCGGTCCTTCGAAATCGCCTCGCTGATAGGGACGATGCCGTCTTCCATGGCGATCAGGAGGTCACCACCGGCCTGCATGAAGGCGCGACGGCCCATTGGCCGCGAGATGTCGTATCGGCCCACAAGCCGCCAATCTGCCGGATCGGCGGGGTTTGCGCCTTCATAGACCGCGACCTCGCCCTGATCGGAGACGATGACGCATTTGTCGTCGACACCGTCGCCAGCATCGAGCGACCAGGTTGCCCCGAACTTGATTGCGCCGCCCTTCTGGAAGACGCCGGCAAGCGACAAATCCTGCGCGGTGCCCGAGATCTGATTGACTGGCAAGAACCAGACGACAAGGCTGTCTTTCTGGACGAAAAACTGCCGGTTTCGGTAGGCCCATATCTGCGCCAGCTTGTTCGTCGCGATAGGGCCCAGTGCCGCCACGGTTGACCAGACGCTGCCATTGAACTGGCGCATCGAATCCGTGCCGTTGACCGCAGACAGAAAGTCGCCGCCGGCCGTGGCGAACTGGATATAGCTGTAATACCCGCTGGTCTGCCCGCTGACAGCCGCTGCCGGCGGCACCAGAGGATCGGCGGGACTGGTGACGTCAAAGATGTTCGTCGCATCCGCCGCGAACATGAAACGCCCGCTGGAACTGTCATAGGTGAGCATGCTGACGACCGGACCGGAACCAATCGTGGCTTTGCGGCGCGATCCACCCCGAAGACGAATGCCCGTGCTCGTCGGGAACCAGTTTTCCAGCACCCTGGCGCCCTGAGGTTGCGAGGCGGCCAGGTTCTCGTTCGAAATCTTCCCGCGGACCGGGGCCGGGAATGTGTGCGTGCGGTGCTTCTGCTGGGCAGGGGCAGCGACCGGGACACGTCGGAAGGCGCGCCTCATGGGGTAATCACCCCTGGGAAGGCGCATTCGGCGCCGGCCGGCAGACGAGGCGAGCCGACGGTAAGGATGTTCGAACCCTTGTCGCCGCCGCTGGAAACGGCCAGCGCATCCTCGTAGGTCACCATGTCCTCGGCATAGGCCTGGCCCTTGTTGGCCTTCCACTGCCAGATCATGCCGAGCTTCAGCACTCGTTCATCGAGGCGGAAGACGTCATCGTCGGCGGTAAATTCGGCTTTCGGTGTCCCGTCCTCGGCCTTGATGATCAGATTGGAGATGTAGAAGAACGATGCGGTCGCCAGATTGGGCAATGTCGGTTTGATGTGGACCTGCTCGCCAATCATCGTCCATGCGCCGGTTAGGCTCTGGTAGTTCTGGACTGCCATGGCGAGCCAGGTGTCGCTGTCGGGGTAGTGCGTCAGTGGCGAATAGGGCGTTGCTGATGGCCAGATGCGAGCCTTTTTCAGCATCCGCTTGTAGTCGGGGGGCAGATTGAAACCGGTGGCGATGCCGTCACCGGTCAGCGTTGCGAGCACCTTGAGGCGCGTCCAATCACGGCCGTCGAAGGCGATGCGCTGCGCCATTTCATTGGCGAGCGCTTGCAATTCGGCGTGTTCCCGATCCGTCGACGAGAAGACGGCATCAGGGACGGTGAGCCCGATGACCGGGCACACCTGCTTTATGACGCTCAAGATGCTCATGGGCGCTTAGCCGTTCGCCAGTTCGGCAGCAGCAGCGACAAGGGTGTTGTGGCTGGGGTTGCCGCGGGGGCGCGAGCCGGTGTGCCCGGCGATGTAGTCCTTCAGCTTGTCGTCATCCCACGTGTCGAAGTCGGTCGACGCATCCGGATCGGTTTCGCCTTCAGGCTTGTCAGCCGCTTCCTCTGGCTGCGAACCGGACTGCAGGGCCCCGACTTGATTGACGGGGGTGTTACGCCCCGACATCTGGGCAAGCTGGTCCCTGAGATCGGCCATCTGCTCGAGCAGCGAAGCATTTTGCGCAGCCAGCGCCGTCACGTCTGCCGAGCCGGCCGCATTGTCCAGATAGGCCTGCGCCTGGTTCTTCAGATCGCGCCCGCCCATGCCGAGCTGCTTGAGCGGGTTGCCATCCAACCCGGCCAGAGCTTCCACCGTGTGGATGTTCAGCGCCTTGAGTTCGCGGCGCTTGGCCTCGGCCAGGAATGGCGCTTCCGACAAGGGCGTGCCGCTCGTCGGCTGGGCCGCACCAGCCTTAAAGGCGCGATACTGCTCGTTGTAGAGCATGGCGTAGGTCACCACGCCGCCGCCGTCCTTGACGCTTTCGCGGGTCGCATTGGGCTCAGCTTCGTGGGCCGGAAAGGTGGCCCTGGTCTTCGTGTTGCCGGCGAATGCAATGTCGCAGACTTCCATATCGGAGAAGATCGGGCGGCCTGCCTTCTGGCTGGCGGTGGCGTCGGGCATCGTGTGGATGCGGAACACGACGGTCGTCTGATTGTTGTTCGAGGTCATTTCTCGATTTCCTGTCTGAGAGGGTGCAAAGAAATAGCGGGGCCCAGGGACCCCGCCATTCGAGCGTCGAGCTCTACTTAGATTGCGGTCTTCTTGAACCAGGCAGTGGCGCCCGATGGCACGCCGCCGACGATGGTCGGGGCGGTCCATGCACCGGCACCGGTGGCCATGGTCATGGCCGGTTCGGTGAGGATGCAGACGGCCGCCGATGCGATGGCCGCCGAAGCCTTGGCAAGCATGTAGTCGTGGCCATCGTCGGCCGTGAGCACCGTGCCGAGCGGCTGCTTGACGGCCGGATCGGTGGACAGGGCAACGCGGTTGATGGACAGACCGGGAAGCGAGGGAGTGGTGAAACGAGGCATCGTTGTCTCTCCTTATGCCGCCGGGTTGGAGTCGATGAGCTTCCACTGGAACAGCGGATTGGTCATCGTCAGCTCGCCCATGAAGCCGATGTACTGGACAACGGCGTCCTGGTTGATCGGCGTGAGCGCCTTGCCGATCTTGTTGAAGTTGCGTTCCGGGTGGTAGCGGAGCCACAGGTTGGCGAGGTCCAGACCGTAGGTCGTATTCGCCGGCATGTTGGAACTGATGCCACCTTCCTGCACGATGTCGGCAACACGGCCGGCGCCGTAGTATTTCAGCGCCGAGAAGCCGAGCTTGCCGAGCTTGGTTTCGTCGTTGATGCGCTGAATGGCGACGGTTGCCGTGTCGTAGGCTGCGTAATGCTCCGGCGACATGAGCAGCAGATTTGCGGCCTTCTTGCCGCGCGACCGCTGGGTCATGATCGAGTTGAGCATGGGGCGCACGGTGTCCTTGGTCACCTGCGTTCCGATGGCCGGAAATGCAGTGTGCGCGTCGAACACCGAAGTACGCCAGGCCGGCTGCGTGCCGCGGTCGATGCCGGCATAGGTGCCGGAATTGACCACAGTAGGAACCGCCAGCTGAAGGCCGCCGAGTTCCTTGCCGCCGAAGCGCGTACCGTTGCCGTGGAGCGAAATGTCGGCCTCATCGATCAGCTCGCTTTCGGCGGCCTCGATGTGGCTTTCCAGAATGTCCATCAGCTGGTTTTCGCCTTCGTTGTTGAGGATGTCCTCATTCGGAAGGGTAACGGCCACCGCGACCATCTTGGGCGTGTACTCGGCATCGCTGAAGATTTCGGCGGGAACCGGGTTCAGGAAGTCGAAGCCGTTGTACCAGACCGCCGAGCCTGTCTTGTTGTAGAGCAGGCGCTCGCGGATCTTCGGACCCGAGTATTCCTTGAAGTTCCCCCTGTCCTTGAGCAGATAGAGGGTGGCCGACGAGTTGGAGACAAGGTCCTGGTAGCCTTCGGAACGATCCTCCAGCGCCAGAGACAGGATCTCCTGGTTCTTTTCAACATTAGTGAGGGCCAATTTGGCCTCCTATAGACGCGGGTTATCCGGCCTGCGCGACGGCGCGGGCGAGAGATTCCCTGATTGAGGTGGAGCGCTTCCGGGCATTCGGGTCTGAGCCGAGCGAGGGTGCGCCAGAGACGGACTTCGAACCTTTCCGGGTCTGAGCCTCAAGGTCTGCAGTAATGGCCGCCGGGGCGGCTGGGGCCGGGGCAGATGGGGCGGGGTTGAGCCGGTCCGCCATCTTGTATGCCTCGGCCAAATCCTTGGTTTTGCCGCTCTCAATGAAGAACACGATGTCGTCGGCGAGTTCTTCAAAGCGGGGATTGTTTTTTGCGAATTCGTCGACCGATGCCTCGATCTTCGATTGATGCTGCTGTTGCATCGAGGTCGTGACGCCGCCGATCTGGCTCTTCAGGCCAGCGATTTCCTGCTGCAGTGCGCGGATGGTCGCGTCGTTCTGCGCCTGCGCCTGATCAGGCGACTGGCCCATGACGGCAGCGGCGAGTTCACGAAGCGAAACGCCGGCATATTCGCAGACCGCCTGAATTCCCTGCATTGGATTGGTCAGCAGCGTCTTTTCGAGGTCGGTGTAGCGGGTCATCGCGTCACGAATGGTCGTGCCGTTCTTCCTCGCGAGGTCGTCGAAATCCCTGATCTGGCCGAATGCCTCGGCATCGGCGCGATACTTCTCATGGCCCTGCTCGAGCTCGCGGATTGCCCGATGCACCTCTGCCTTGATGGGCTCTGGCGCCGTCGCCCATGCGGCTTTCGCATCCGCGGAGAACCGGGCGGGCGCATCGGTCTTGGACTGGACCGGATCTGCTGGCTTTTCGCTTGTACGCGCCGCATCGGCGGGCATTGCCGGTGTCGGCTTGTCGCCAGCGCCCTCGGATTTTGCGGTGTCGACCGGCTTTGCGACGGTTTCCGGCTTCGGTTCGGCCTTCGCGACCTTCTCGGCTGCTCGCTTCAGCGCCTCTCGCGCGGTCGGGGCCTTCTTGGGCTCCTGGCCCTCGTCCTTGGCGGGCTTGGGCTCTGGCAAATTGGTTTGGGCCGGCGGCGGGGTCTGATTGACCTGCGTTTCCGGGGCAACAGTCGAGGGCTCGGAGGGCGCAGCAGCGCCGCCGTTCAATGCGTCGGTCATGGTTCTACCTGTCTGAGAGGTTGCGTGGATGGTTAGCGGGGCCGAACGCGCTCGCCGCGATCAAAGCGAGCCTTGGCCTTCTCAACTGTGGTCTTGATCGCTGCCCGGTCTGGTTTCGGGCGCTTCCGAGGGCGGAGCCTGGCCGGATCGTTACCGACCTCGACCATGCCGGCCGCGCGGTAAGTGCTGCGGAGCTTGGACTTGCTGTCGTACATCTTGCCGTCCAGCATGCTCTGGACCGGTTCCATGGTGTCTTGCGCGATCATCGGACAAGCGAGATGCGAGCGCTTCGGCTCGTGCTTGTCCGCCTTACGGTAGACAGACCGGCCGTCTTCCATCTCGAACCATTGGTAGCTCATGCGCTCAGCCCTTCAACTGCGAGAGGAGCCGCCACCTTCTGGGCTTGTTGTGCGACCTGCAGGCGAAGGCGCTCGATCTCCAACGCGCCCTTCTGCATTTCCTGCGCGTGCTTCTGCGCATCGGCCACGGCGCGCGCCTCGATCTCACGGATGCGGATGTCAGCCTCGCGCTGCTTGGCTTCTGCGTCGGCATTGATCCGGGCGATGTCTGCCTGTGCCTTCAGCTCGATCTGTCGACTGTCGCTCTGGGCCTTCGCCGCTGCCGCCTGGGCCGCTGCTTCAGCCTGTGCAGGCCCTGGCTGGGGTTGTGCGGCGGATGCCTTCATCTTCTCGACGAACTCGTCGATCGCCGCTTGCATCTGCCGACCGGGCCGGAATGGCGCGATGGCAAACTTCAGAATTTCGCCGGCAAACGGTGCCGTTTCAGGGCGCTGCGCGACCATTGGCGACAATTGAGCCAATGCACCGCCCAAGGCCGTCAGAAACTCCGATGTGCGCTGCTTTGCGGCATCCTCGTCGGGCTGGATTGTGCTGTCTGTCTCGATGTCCAGCGTGAACGGACGAATGCGTTCGTCCCGTAGGAACTTCATCACCTTGTCGATGGTGATGGTGTCTTCCAGTTCCTGCACCTGCTGCGCGATCTGCTCGACCTGCTGCTGTGCCTGTTCGAATGTCGCTTGCGCCTCTTCGGGCTTTTCAGCAGCCATCGCCTGAACGCGCGGGTCCGACTGTGCGGCCTTGATGGTGTCGACGATCTGCTTTGCCTGGCCTTCGAGCGCCTTGACCGACTTTGCGATGTTCTCGTCGGTTTCAAACTCCATCTGGGACATGTCCAGCAGGGTCTTGCCCTGGAAGTTCTCGGCCTGGATCTCGGCCACGATGCGCGCTGTGTCGCGGGCAATGCGGACAAGCTCGTTCTGGCGTTCCCTGATGCGAACCGAGCCGTATTGCGATTTCAGGGTCTGGGCGCCCAACGTCTCATTCGGGTTGGTTGCGCCGCGCATGACGTCCGACAGGCCGCTGATCTGGTAGATGTCCTCGATCAGTTGTTTTCGCAGGGCGATAAGCTGGGTCAGGGTCGTGGCGACCATATCCAGCGGCAGCCATACTATCGTGTCTTTTGCCGCCCCATTGCCCGTGACCGCCCAGTTCGACACCGGCACCATCACCTTGCGGTCGTCGACGGACTTGACGGCCGCCTCGATGGCATCGCTGAGTTCGCCGGCACCGGACGGATAGAAGCCGCGCACCTTCAGCGATTCGGTCAGCGCCGAAATGCGGTTGGTGAGCTGGTTCACCTCTTCGGCCTGATCCTTGTAGAACAGGAAATCGGGCACCGGGATCAGGCTGTTCGGCTCGACCGTGCCATATGCAGGCTGCGGGCACGGAAAGAAGCCTTCCAGCGACAGGTGCGGCTTGTCCTCGTCGAGCACGACGTCGACGCCTGGCGTGACCCACACGACCTTGTTTTCGGTCTTGGACCAGATTTCCCACACGCCAGCCTTCAGCTTGCCGTCGGTCTTGTTCTTGTCGTCCTTCTGCTTGGCGAAGATTGCCCCGGTATAGGCATTGCCTGATGTCTTCTGGAAACGCTGGCGCATTTCCTTTCGCGTCATCCAGGCGCGGCCTGCCACCCAACCGACCTCTTTCCATTCGCGGCCGGGCTCATGCGCGAAGTCACGGCGGTTCTTGTGCTCGATGCAGGTGCGTTCAGAAAGCCCGTTGTCCTTGCTCTTAGCCTCATACCTTACCCAGATGCAGCCGCGGGCATTGATCGACAGATCGTCGCGCACGCGGCGCATGACGCTGTCCATGTCTTCACGATCAAACGACACTGCCGTCGACCGTTCCAGAAGCTCTGAAGCTGCGCGCGGAATCGGCTTGGTGTTGTTGAAGCGGGTGGCAATGACCGGGATCGGCGGGCGGGCATACATCGACGGCCGAAGCACCTCGATATTCGCCCAGAAGATCTGGAATTCCCGGCTGCGGCTGATACTGGCGAGCCGAGCGAGGTTCGCATACTGCTTTTCGATGTTCGTGCAGCGCGTCTGATAGTCCTCGAACCCAGCCTTTTCATAGCTGGTGATCAGGCCCAGCCACGGCTTGGCGGACTTCGGCTTGCGCGTGGGCTCGCCGTCAACCGGTGCCGTGTCGATTTCGTCGTCGTTGTCGGTCACGGTTCAACCTTCATATTCTGATCCTTCCACCGGTGGCGGGCGCAGGAGGTCCGGGCAACTGCACCATGCCGGGCTTCGGCGGCGGGGTTTGTTCAACCAGCTTCTTGATCCATGGGCGGGACATGCAGGCGTAGCGGACCATGTCGGCCGCGTGGTCTTCCTGCGATGTGTCAAGGTCTTCCGGGTTGGTCTGGTCGTGCTGCAGCGATGGCAGCGTTCGGATTACGTGAATGCAGGTGCTGAAGAAGAACAGCAGTGCCCGCCCTTCTTCATCTCCGTTCAGTCGGCTGCGCAGTTGGTCCCAGCCGCCCATTGCACCACGACCAGGCGTGCGCTTGTTGTCGGCTCGAGTGAAGGTTACGCCCTCGCCGTTCTCGCCCTTGGCCATGCGCTCAGCGATCGATGGGCCGCCGTCCTGGCTGAACGCTGCCGGATCGAGCACGCCATATGCGATGGCATCGCCGTAATCCCTTAGCCTGACACCCGCGCCGACGGCCTCGGCATGAAGCTTTTGGCCGGTGTCCGGAATGAACTTGCCTTGTGCGTCGGTCTTCACCCCGTACCATTCGCGGTACATCACCAGCGCGCCACGCGGGATCACCACGCCGGGGCCGGCAGTAGTGTCTTCCGAGGCAACCGCGAACCAGCCGAAGGCAAAAGGCTTGGCGCTGCCCCAGTCACCGGCCCGGAACCTGATCCAGTGTTCTGGGATCGCAAATGGCCGAATGACATGGCGCTCTCGGCGGAAGTTGTCGAAGTAAGCGCCCTCGACGATGTCCCAATCGCCATGACGCATTGCCCGGACGAGGCTTTCCGACCCCAGGCCGTGAAGACGATCCTCATATTCAGGATCGTTGTCGTTCATCGCCGGGTTGTCTTCGAGCTTCGCCGGGATGTACTGGCGCAGCATGCCGCCCTCAGTCTTGGGCGCCCTGTAGACCTTGTATGCGACCGCGCCGTCGATGAACGTGGCTTTGACGAACTGATGCCCGATGCCGCCCGGATTGCCGCTGCACAGGATGCGCGGGAAACGGCCCTTGTACTTCTCGGGCACCTCGATACCGACCATGCGCACGCGGCCGCGCAGGTAGCGGTAAATCTTGTCGGTGAAGTGCGTCAGCTCGTCGATCAGTAGGACGTGGATTTCGGCGCCCTGGTACTTGAACCGGTCCTTTTCATCCTTGCAGTGGCAGAGATAAATCTTGCTACCGTTCCAGAACCTGATTTCGTCCTCAACGATGGTGACGAAACCGCAGGCGACCCAGCCGGCGAGCAGCGCTCGAAAGCCGTTTGGGCCCTCCATATGGTTCTTGACCAGATCCCCACCGATACGACGGAACAGATAGACCTGAAGGCCAGGAATCTCGGTGCACCACGTAACTGCCGCCGACCGTATCAGGTGGCTCTTGCCGCCTCCTGCCGCGCCGCCGAAGAAGGTTTCCGTTGCCTCGGTGTTGAATGCCACGCCCTGCTTGGGATGCAGGACGAGATCAAGAGTTGCCGCTGACTGAGACATTGAGCACCGGAACCAACGGCGCGCCGTCCTTGCCGGTCAGTTCGGATTTGTCAGCCAGACCCAGCTCGCGGGCGATGATGTTCGCATTCAGAAGCTCAGCCGCAGCCCCCTCAAACTTCTGGGTGCGAATGATGTCGTCTACCTGCGCGGTGATGCCAACAAAACCTTCCCGCTCTCGGTAGAGGTCCCATGCTTGGCGCGAGATATCGAGGAAGATGCACAGGCCCGAAATCGTCATGGCCCGCATCTTGGCTATCCTCTCGACCTTCACGTCGCCCTGATAGGCGAAGGGCCGTGCCTCATATAGCGGGTTTGCTTCGACCCAATCGAAGTACTCGGTGCACGCTTCCCACAGTGCATCTGCGGTGGCGAAGATCGGGGCGCGGCCGTGGGAGCTGCGAACCTTCCAGAACTGGTTACCTGATGGTGCGGGCATATGTGTTCCTCTCGCCGGTTTGAGCGGTCGATTGGCGCGGCAGTTGCATTGCGAGTGGACGGTCTTGATATGGCCTCATGCTGTGAACTATTTTTCACACCCTGTTGACAAACCGGGCAACTGTGAATTATAGTTCACACATGATCGAAGTTCGCCAAACACCAGAATTCAAAGAATGGCTCGACGGCCTGAAGGATCAGCGCGCACAGGAGCGCATCGCTATCCGGATCGTTCGGCTGCAGTCGGGCCTGATCGGCGATGCCAAGTACTTCGACGGCATTGGCGAGCTTCGTATTGACTACGGCCCCGGCTACCGCGTCTATTTCGTCAAGCGTGGCAATGAGGTGGTGATCTTGTTGTGCGGTGGCGACAAGTCGAAGCAGAGCAAGGACATCAAGCGGGCGATCCGCATGTCACAGGAGGTCAAATGACCATAGAAACCCTACCCTTTGACGCAGCGGCCTATCTGGCAAGCCCCGAGGCGCAAGCGGAACTTATCGCTGACGCTCTACACACCGGAGACGCCGCCTATATCGCGAACGCTATCGGTGTTGTCGCTCGTGCCCGAGGTATGAGCCAGATTGCCAGAGACGCAGGCGTAACCCGCGAAGCCCTCTACAAGGCGCTCAGCCCTACCGGCGACCCTCGACTGTCAACCTTCCTGGGCGTGATGAAAGCGCTCAACATGGAAGTCACGGCGAAGCCGGTTGAGGACGCGCTGGCCGAATAAGTCTGCTGGCTTACCGCGTTCTGCGGAATTCCGCGGAAACCCGAAGGAAACCCGCCGCATAAGCAATGCACGTGCAATGCATGTGCATTGCCGTGGCATAGCTGTAGCAATGCTAGCCCTGCCCTCTGAAAACAGAAAACCCGCCTGTGGGGCGGGTCTTTGGATGCAGTTCTGCAAACTAGGCAGAACATAAGGGGTTTCGTTACATGTGTCAACGCAACGTTCCCGCGCGATATCACATGAAATCGAAGTGCCTTGCGCACAATCGCAGATGATGCTGCAATATAATCGACATTTCTCGTTCTTGGACGCCGTATTTTTGCGCAATCTCGGCAGCCGTGTGTCCATTCACACAGTAGTCAATGAGCTGCGCTGATGGCGCTAAACCGAGCACACCCCGAAACCCGGTGAGTCTGTCTAGAGCGGCAACCCGGCCGTCGCCTATGCCGGCGGCGTATCCCGACCTGGTGCCCCGCAGGAAGTTCGCCGAGCTTGCTATTGTCATCCCTGCCCGCTCCCAGAGGGTTGCGAGATGTGAACCGGCATGGAAAAGGGCGTCCTGCTTGTTTCGCCCATATCGCCATTCGAACGATCCGGGCCGGCAGCGGAACAACTGACGTTCGGCACGATCCGCCGAAATCTTTACGTTGACCTTCGTGACCCTTGCCCCGTCCTTGCCGCCGTCCGCATCCTGGAGCTTGGCGATACGCCGCCGTTGTGGCGCTGTCTCAGACACAACCCGTTCGCGTTGTTCGGCACGCTCCCACACCGCGCTAACCCGTGTGTCCTCCACGGGCGCGCTAGTCGCGGCTTCCGAACGGCTTTTCCGGCGCCGGCGGGCCTCAGCAAGGTTGATGCGCTTGCCGCCGTCTACCCGTACCGATGGGAGAACCTTCTTGCCCTTCAAGCAACCTTCCTTTCGATGAACACGACGTCGGGGTCGTTCGCCGGCGGAAGCGCTGTATGCGTGCCCTCTGGCACGACCACATTTGCGTAGTGTAGGCCGACAAAGCTGTCGCTGCGAAATAGGACTTGGCGACCGTCAACGCTGATTTCGAACCTGGCGAATGGCGTATTCGGCCTATTCCCCCAACGGTGCAGCAACAGAAGGTTTTTTCGGGCAAAGAACCGCTGCCCGTCATCGATGCTTGCCAATGTTGCCAGCATGCTCCGCATCGCTCGCGCGACCATTCGCCCACGTTTTAGGATCTCGTCCGTCGCGGGGTGCTCAGGCGTGGTCGGCGACCAGTCCGGCAGTGGCTGCGCGGCATCAGTCAGTGCAGTTTGCAGGTGGCGAACGTCGCGCTTCACATCGTAACCATAGGCCAGGAATTTCAGACCACTCGCCCGGCCGATTGACTTTCGTTGGATGACGGCATTTCCGGTTCGGTCCTTCATGCCCAAGTCAGCGTCGATGAATAGCTCACCGTTGGTCTGGGCGAGTTCCCTTTGCAGAAACTCGCAGTACCCCTTTGCCTGCTCGTCAAGCTGGTCCCGCACGAATTGCAGGTCCGCAGCTATCTTTGCCATTCGGGCGACAAACTGGGCTAGCGCTTCGCGCCTCGCGCCGATTTCCTGCCATGTGTCGAAGTAATCACGGCACGCCTGCTGCCGGCGGAACAACCTTTCCGCATGGCGAAAGTTCTCTCCGTAGTGCGTGGCTGCGCATTGATGCCCTACGAACCGCACCGTTTTTTCATCGGGGAAATAGGCCATGCGCCCGCGAATGAACTTTGGCGAGCCAGGCGCACAGAACGAACATGGCACTCGCTCGCCGCCAGGCCGAAGCATGACCGGCACGGTGATTTCCTCGGACAACAGAACGATGTTGTCATGCTGCGTCGGCCGGCTGGTCGACACGCACTCAAAATCTTCGGGGCGACCAGTCGTAGCGGTGTGCTGACGCCACCGCTCGAGATAGTCATCGCTCGGTTGCCCCTCGAATACCGGATGGTGAGCCAGATCCATCATGCCGCGGCCTCCAGCATCAGGTTCCGGTAATCGGCGGCGATATCGGCCGGCACGATTTGGAACTCGAGCCCGGCAACTTTCCCCTTCGCGAATTGCTCAATTGTTAACCAAACGCCGCTGACGAACTCACCACTCGTCATCTGCAGCGGCTTACCCCTCACAGGCTTCTGTAGGAGAAACACCTCTTGAGTTCGGCCATCGATCGACCCAAAGTTATAGAAGCCTGGGTACTCGGCGGATGGCCACAAAATGGCGATGGGCTCTTTCGAGGCGTCATCGAAATTGTCGGTAGAAATCACCAACACCTCGTCGCCAACTGGCAGACAAAAGTCTGCCAGCAGTTGCAGTGATGCCCCCGATAGCCGACACGGTTTCGGCTTTCAGGCCTGAGCGTGCGAGCCTCATCAGGTGCTGCGACCATCTTTCGCCGACGCCAGCGCGATCCAGCAGGGGCAACCATTCGCCATGCCTGCATTTGTCTTTCGCCCGGCAAAGCAGCCGTCCGGTTTCAAGCGCCTTCTTTGCTGTCATGCTCTGCGCCGCGCTGAACGCCGCGTGGCTCTCTTTGATCCGCTCGGCCAAGTCGGCCAGACTGTTCGTCAAAATAGTCATGCTGCACCTCCACCACCCTCGACATGCAGGCGCCGGCAAAGCTCGACCTGCACTGCGCCAAAGAATTCGCGCAGCTCCTGTTCGATGACGGGTGTGGCCAGCCCCGATTTCTGCATCTGAGAGGCCATGCCGTCGACGATCTGCTGCCAGTACTGATCGGCGCTCTTTCCGCGCCGATCACCGAGCACGTCGGCCACCCGACGGATTTTCCCCACCCGATACCTTGCCGGAAACGGGACGATGGCAGCCCCGCGGTCAGTTGCGCTTGCCAGGCGGGTCATGCACGCCTCCTGTTGATGATGGTCGCCCCGCTGCTCAGGGCTTTTTCCCGACTGCCCACCCAGAATCTATAAAGGTGTTCGGAAACCCGAAATTTGCTGATCATTGATTTCATTCGGAAATTCTCCGTGGACTGCCATTGGCGACCCGGCGAATTTCGGCTTCCCGAAGCGGTCGGATTTCGGCTTCCCGAAGTGGGGTTTTCTTCTTTCGTCCGACCGACCCGCGCTTGTCGGCGTGTTGCTTTCGGATGGTTTCCGACCACGCGACCGCCATTGCCTCGGTGCAGCGCAGCCATTCGTTTGTAGGGGGCGCCCCCTCGTGGTCGCCGAGCCAGGTAAGCCTGTAGACGTTGGGGTGCGACGTGCCGGCACCCGCCCGCCCCCTCCGGACTTTAACCAGTCCCTTGAAGGCCAGTTCATCGATGGCGTCGGCAACATATTCGCCGGAAACCCCATGCGCCTTAAACTGCTGGTGGGTGACAATGAGTTGCCCATTGTGTAGCCCGCCATGAGCACAATGTTCGACCACCAGCCGCATTATGGCACGGACGGCATTGACGCTCAGGGAGCGGAACGCAACCGAGCACATGAAGTCTACGGTGAACCACCCCCAACCGTTTTGATCGGCTGGTGGCTTGTTGTGCTTCATCACCAGGTTGTAGGTCTTGCCGCGGCTCGTCCGGCTCTTGTCCTTGAAATCAATGGGGGTCACGACGCCCTCGCTTTGATCAAGGTAGCCTCACGGACTGCAGCAACGGCCTCCGACAGTGTCAGACCGAACCGCTGGCGGAGATCTGGCACGATTGGGTGCGGAGGGTTCTTCTCGGTCGCAAGCCAAACGGCAGCGACCGCGACGTCGCGCGACGTCGCGCGACCGTCACGTGACTCTTTCTGCATTGTTTGCTGGCTCATGCGGCAGCGCGCCCCGCGCCATATTCGATGCTGATGGGGGTATGGAGCCGATACCGGGCATGGCTGCCAGGAAACGGCCCGCCGTGCGTCTCGTGCTCTGTCTCAATCACCAGCCGGTGTTCGTGACGCAGCAGATAGACGAAGTGAGCGAGGCGTAGACCCGCCGGAAAGTCGGCTGCACTGCAGCCCCGTTGCCCGGCCTTGTGCAGTTCGTTCAGCGCCCAGCCGGCGCGGCCAGGAACGACGATGCGGCGTTCATGGACAGCGTCACCGGGATAAACGAGGACTGTGAGTTGAAACTTGCCCTTGCCAGAATTGAGTTGGCGGGCTGCGGGTTCCCTTGCTATGGAATCCATCGCGGTCCTTTTGGAATTTGGGGATAACAAATCTTCTCGGATCGAAGGGAGATGGGCGGTTGAGTTTGGCGACTGGCCGCTCATCTCTTCGCAGTTCGGGGGACGCCTCATGCAGCCTCCTGATCTCGAACAGCAATCTTTTCGGCGATCCAGGCTTCAACCTCGGACAGCAAAAACGCTTTCCGGGCGCCATCGTCATCGCCACTCAGCCTAAGAGGCTTTGGGAACTTGCCCGCCTTAGACTTGAGGAAAATCGAAGACCTGCTGAGCGATGTGAGGCGGCAGGCTTCTTTGATACTGATCAGCCGGAAGTCGCGGCTGTTTGTGTTCATGCGCAATGCCCTTTGTGTTGATTTGGCATTGCTAACAATACTGTTTCAGGGAGTCGCAACCAAGTCGATGCGACCCGTCCCAAACCCTATATGCCAGTTATCCACAGGCACGTAGGGCTAACTATCTGAAAATAATGATTTTTTTCTAACGAACCGAGTGGATAAATCGCCGAGCTTTGTTCATGCTCAGTTCCCGATATTGCCCCTTAATGTTCCGCCTCCGCCAAGTGCTTGTTTTTATTGACAAATACTTGTCAGGTGATCGGCCCACTTGACAAGGGCGTCTCGTTTCTCCGGCTCATAGGTTGCTCGGTTGTAGACGCCTGCCACGCCGGCTTTAAAGCCGCTGATGTGGTTCAAGACCGCCTCGACGATGTGCGGCATGATCCCGATTGAAGCCATGCCAGTCGCGACTGTTCGCCTGATGTCGTGCGGGGTCCAGCGCTCTTTGCTCGCTTGGAGCTTGAGCCGAACAGCCTGCGCAATCGCGTTGCTCTCGACGGGCTCCCCCGTTCGCGTGAACAGCGGGGCCTCGTCCTCATCCTCAGCCCTGCTCAAGGCCTCGGTCACGATAGACATCGCGAGCGGTGACAGCGGCACCACGTGCGTCAGCTCGTTCTTGGTACGGGCGCCCGGAATGGTCCAGGTTGCCCGGGCTAGATCTACTTCCGACCTGCGCATCCCACACACTTCGCCAGAGCGTTGCCCGGTCAACAGCAGCAGCCGCAGCACATCAGCCGTCACCGGGCTTAGCGCGGCCGAATTTAGCGCCCCCCACGCCGCCTTGACTTCTGCGTCGGACAGAACTCTATCGCGTCGAGTGGGCTTGCTGCGGGGCTTGAGGCCGGCGATTGGGGATACCGTCAGGTACCCATCATCGACCGCCCAATTGAAGAACTTCCGAACCACTGCCTGGATGTTTCTCGCTTGGACCTTGGCGCCCGCTGCCGACTTCTTGTCGATGATGTCGAGCACGTCACGCCGAACAACAGCCATCCCTTTCATGCGCCCAATTGCTGGGTACACCTCGGCCTTGAGAATGCGCTCATCCTCTTCCCATGTCCGCTTGTTCGGCTTGGCGTAGACTTCGAGGTAAAGCGCGCCCAGTTCCTCGATGGTTGCAGCCGCACGCCTGGCGGATTTCGCCTTCGCCGGATCCTCACCATCGGCGACTGACGTCATGGCCCTCAGCGCTTTCTTGCGGGCTGCGTCAAGGGACACGGCAGGATAGCGGCCCAGCTTTACCCGCTGGCGAGTATTGTCGCTCTCTCGGGTATACATCAGGTTCCACGTTTTGGTGCCTGTCGGCGCCACCCGAAGTGACAGCCCGACCAGTTGCATGTCGAAATAGTCTGTGCGAGTCTCTGCTGAGACACTGGCCACGAAGCGATCAGTCAGCTTCAGTTTTGGCAA